CAGCATTAAATAATTATAAGGAAGTAAAACAGAAACTTGATGAGGTAAGAACAATTACGGGAGACTTAGAATTTAATACTGCCGTCACATTCTTAATGCAGATCGGATGGAGTAATAAGAGAGATGTTATCTCCTTATGCAATAAATATAATACCGAGCCGGAAGAGAATGTAAATAAAATTGCAAATGCAGCTTTAATGATTAGCAATATCGCACAGCCAATCGAAATCCTTACATATGTAAAGCTTGAGTGCCCACTTTGGACTGAGGGAATTGAACCGAAACGTCTCAAGAAAATCGCAGAAGATGTAATCAACGCCGGATATAAATACTGCAAGGATCCACGAGTTGATACTTTTGAAGACTGGAAAGAGCTTCTGGAACAACAGTATGGAATTACGCATGAAGAGTTACAAAAAATTCTGTATCTGAACGAGAGAGGAGAAATGTAAAATGGTAGATTACAAAGAGAAAATCAAGAAACTTTTATCATTAAGTAAAAGTCCGAATGAACATGAGGCTCAGTCGGCTCTTGCAAAAGCGCAACGGCTTATGGCGGAACACAAAATTTCTATGGCAGAGGTCGAAGACAAAGAAAAAAGAAAGGCGCATGAACATTCAGCTGGAATTACTTATTCGACTAGAAGAGATCCCTGGGTACTGAGATTGTCTAAAGTTATTAGTAAGAATTACTGCTGTGAAAGTTTTTCTCGTAGAGAAAAAGGTAAACAAACGTATAAATTATATTTTTGTGGGTTAAATGAAGACGTTGAAATTTGTATGATTGCATTCAAATATGCAACTGATTGTATTCAATCAGAAATTAAAAAGAGAAAACAAAAAGGTAAGCTATTTAATTATACAAACGAACTGATTACATCCATGTGCAATGGATATGCTTATGGTTTCATTAAAGGACTTGATGAAGCGTTTGAAGAACAAAAAAGAGCAGCTGCACAGTCAGAAGCAAATTGGGGCTTAGTATTATCTACGCCTCCAGAAGTAAAACAAAGAATGTCTGAGCTTGGAGCAAGGACAACTACATTTCAGTCTAAGCAAGCAGCAAAAGTATCAAAATCAGATTATGAAGCCGGTAAGAAGGACGGAAGAGATTTTGATATTACTAAAAGAGTGGCCGGTGAGTAAAGTAAATAAAACAGAATAAAAATTTAATTAAACAAAAGGAGATGTATATTATGATGAACAATACAATCGAGAGAAGAACAAATAACCTTACACATGTAGAAACGATGTTTGATGCAAGAAGAACTCCATGGGACGGACTTGGCAAGGGAATTGCCGGAGCAGTTACATCAAGAGACGCAATTAGATTAGCAGGTCTGGACTGGAATGTAGTTCCGACAGATATTATTTCTGAGGCCACAGGATTAAAGATTCCTGGTTATAAGGCAAATGTAAGAGATATTGATAATAAAACGCTAGGTATTGTTACCGAGCGTTATAAGATTGTATAAAACGAAGAAGCATTTGCCTTTACAGATGAGCTTCTTGGCGAAGGAGTGACATATGAGACTGCAGGTGCTCTTCAGAGCGGCAAGAAAGTGTGGATGCTTGCAAGACTGGAAGGCAGAATGATTACTGATGAAAAGATTGATCCGTTCTTAGTGTTTACGAACAGCCATGATGGAAAAGGATCAGTCAGAGTAGCCATCACACCGGTACGTGTATGGTGCCAAAATACACTCAATCTGGCCCTTAAAGAAGCTGAAAGACAGTGGGTATGCAAACATACCGGACGCATTGATGAGAAGCTTGTAGAGGCAAAATATACGCTCATGAACACTGAACATTATCTTGAAGCTTTAGAAATAGAATTCGGAAAGATGAAGATGAAAAAGCTTGATGTTGATAAGGTACATAAGTTTGTTAAGATGTTACTTCCTATCAACGAAAAAGATGGAGATCGTAAGGTAGCAAACATTCAGGAAATGCGAAACGAACTCATGATGAGATATCTTAATGCTCCGGATCTGCAGGTGCTGGAACCATCTGCTTACAGATTTGTGAATGCTGTTTCTGATTTTTCTACACATAGAAAACCGTCCAGAGGAAGCGAATACTATCAGGAAAACATGTTCATGAAAGTAGTAGACGGAGATGAACTTATCGATAAGGCTTACGCAATTTGTGATGCTGAGGTTTGATACCTCGATATCACGGAAGGGAGTAATGCAATGGAAGCAGTAAATAAAACTAATGGAAATATTTACCGTATTCAGCAAGATACAAATGGTAAATGGTTTGGTTATTGTGATCGGACAAAAGAATACACTCCGGCGTTTGTAAAATTGAAAGGATTGATAGGGTTGTTGGAATTGAAAGGATATGAGGTGGTTGAGTGATGATTAATTTAAGATGAATTTTTAGAAGCAATATAATGCAAATGAAACAAGAGTTTTATGCTGAAAATTGAGGTAATCATGTTAACAGAAAAAGAAATTCAGATAGTTATGAACGCATTAAATGGTACACCGACACTTACAACATCTAAATTTGCGGATAAAATTGAAACTATTTTAAGAAAATATAAGGAGAATAAAGATGAATAAATTTTTACATCACTTAAAGAGTAAAGGATATGAGATAAATGGAAATACAGCAATGTTATTAGGTGTAAAATTTAAAATCTGTAATGGGACGATAAAAACAGCAAGAGGATTAAAAAACTCATATTGGTTAGAATTGGCATGAAATGATGATTTTAAGATCAAGAAAGGGATTTTTTATGTTGAAAAATTGTATGATTCTAACCCAAGAAAGGAGTAAAAAATATGGCAAAGATGACAAAAGAACTCTACGAAAAACTTAGTATAGCAGGAAAAGCACTTTGTGAATATTGCGAAAACGATGAATGCTCATGCTGCCAGGTGACGCGCCTGATGGATGATGCATACATTGAGGCAGTAGAGGAGGGGATTGTAGATGATGCCTAAAAAATACGAAGTTGCTTTTGTAGTGTATGCTGATATTCCGGAAAAGGACTCCAGTATTGGAGATTTGGAATGCAATGGAACACTGAGAAGTTACAACTGCTATTCTTTAAGGGATGCAAGAATGTATTTCACAATTTCTGCTGAAACCCCGGAAGAAGCATACAAAAAAGGGCTTGAAAAAATGCAGTTCGGTGATGCTGATTTTGGAGAAGCGGTGGTGGAAGACTGGTACTTGGAGAACGTTTCTTGCGGCGACAAATACTGGTACAAGGAAGACCTTGCACTCTGATTGCTTTACTTGCAGATTTCAAATTGGACTGCGATACAAGAGATTTTTTGTTAAAAAGGAGGACTAAATCATGAAAAAAATCATTAACGGAAGAAAATATGATACAGAAACGGCAAAAGAAATTGGTTATTGGAGCAATGGATATCCATGTTCTGACTTCAATCATTGCGAGGAAACCTTATATCTTAAGAAAACAGGAGAATATTTCCTGTACGGAGAAGGTGGTGCTTTAACTGAATATGCAAGAAGTGTATGTGGCGGAAGCACTGGTGGATCTCGAATTATTCCTATGACTGAAGAAGGGGCAAAGAACTGGGCTATGGATCATCTGGAATGTGATGAATATGAAGCGTTGTTTGGAGAGGTAGAAGAATGAAATTTAATGGAAAATGTAAGATTCGATTACTTAGAGATTTTCCAGCAATCAATTTGAGAATGGGTGACAGCCTTACTGTTTATAAATATAAGTATAAAAAGTGTTCTGATGAAATTACATATGTTCATCCAAGAACATATCTTAGATTTACCCCAGAAGATGTGAAGGAACTGTCGGATGACGCAAAAGAATATGAATTCAAAGTGTTTATGGGACCAGACGGAATAGATGGTTCGTGCCTTGGGAAAATGTGTGTAACTGAAAATTCTTCTGACGAAGCTTATAATGTAATGCTTGATATTATCGGTTGTAGATTGGTAGAATCGTTTCCGGAACTTGATATTCCGTATTCTATTGAATTGGTCGAAGAAAGTGAGGATGCATAATTATGCAAAACGTGTATATTACCAGAAATGGAAAGCAGATTCAGCTCACAGTGGATGAAATTAAGGCAGCTTGGGCTGCCTGGGATGCAGAATTGAGAGAGGAGCAGTTGGATATTTACAAAGAAGAAGTAAAACGAACATTGTTGAAATTAAGTAAGGAAAATGACAAACCTGAATATGAAAAGGCTGCGGATAATGACGACATTGTAGATGAAATTGCTAGAGATATTAGAAGAGCCATTGAAAATGGATGTGATTATGATTGGTGCTTTGATACCAGTAAGTATGGAGGTTTTATGGACAGTTATAATACTGCAATAGTAGTTTTTGGAGAGGAAGATAACATAGATGAGACTGATTATTGAAGGTAAAACAAATAGAGATGACGTAATGGTAAATACAGCGAAAGTAACATTACCATCTGGAGATGTGTATACGATTGACAGGGATTGTACTGAATACACTATTGATACAGTAACCGGGTATTTATCAATGACTTGGGATATGTGTTATCTACATATGATTAACGATATTTTATTATTTGATAATACCGCTTATCTCTCAAGCGATGATGGATTTCAGGATATTCTTAATGAAGGGACGTTGGAACTTGAACTTGAGGATGATGCTGGTTCAGATTATGTTGTTGAAGTTGCTAAATGGAGCTTTTGTTGAAAGGAGTTAAATTATGGGATCAGTATATTCTATACATTCACAGATGAAATTCAAGGATAAGGATAAAGCAATTAAAATACTGCAAGCAAAAATCAGCAGAGGAGAAGAGGAACATACTGATTATGGACTGGATACATATAGAAAATCAGAGAACTTAGATATTAATGATATTGATGATCTGATTGCTGTGTTTATTGGTATAGGAAGAATGTTCGATGTTGCTAATGATGATAATGGTTGGACTACTTACTCTAATGGATTTGACGCCACTTATGGATGGGAATCTGTCATGATGGAAATGTTTGAAGAACTTGCACCAGTGTTAGAAGATGGATCAGACCTTTTCATTAATTGTGATGATGGAGCCGATGTGTTGGTTATTAAAGATGGAAAATGTATTCAAGAGAAATGAGGTGATGAGATGAAGGATATTTTGCTAGAGAAAGTGTTTGAAGCAGAAAGATGGGAAGCAGCAATTAATAAAGGGTTTTTCAAGGGAATTGACAAAGGAGAGCTGCGTCAGCTTTGTGGTCCAGAGACAAGAGTAAGATTGGCAATGGCAATTCTGGAAGATAATTATGAAATTGCTCCGCCACATCAGGCATTAATTCCAAAGGACAATGGAGAGTTTCGAACAGTATATGTGAATGAAAATATTGATCGAATCTTTTTATCTATTGTGAACGATCTGTTATTTGAATTGTGTCCTGGTATGATTCATCAATCTTGTAAGAGTTATCAGAAGGGAATTGGCTGCGGTAAAGTTGTGCAGGAGATATCACATAAACTTAAGCCAAATCCATATCAGAATCCAAACGGCATATTAGGTTTCAAAGCAGATTTAAGTAAATATTTTGATTCTGTGCCGATTGAATTTATTGACGATGCGTTTGACCAGGTAGAACGAAAAATTGGAAAATCAAAGGTTATTACAGTATTACGAAAGTATTATCACACAGACCTTTGTTTTGATCCTGACGGAAATCTGATTGAGCATTATCAGAGTTTAAAACAGGGATGTGCAGTAGCTTCATTTCTGGCAGATGTAATGTTATTTCACATTGATTTTGAACTTTATAAATATTCATTTATGAACATGGCTAGTATGTATACAAGATATTCAGATGATATTTTATATATTGGTTCTGGATATGAGAAGGCTATGGGATTTCTTGAGAAAGAACTTCAGAAAATGTCAATGAAATTAAATCCGAAAAAAGTAGAATATCTTACAGGTGATAAATGGTTTAAGTTCCTGGGATTTATGATAAAGGGAAGTCAAATCACATTATCACCAAATCGTGTAAAACAATTTCAGAAAGAAATTTCAAAACGAAGCATTGGCAATTTAAATTATCATGTCGGCGGTAAAATTGCTTTGAAATCTATTAACAGATACTTATATAAAGGAGATGGAACTTATTCTTGGGCAACGCAGGTACTTCCGATTATCAATGTGGAGAAAGATATTGATACATTGAATGAATTTGTTATGGATTGTATCCGAGCCTGCCAGACAGGTAAAAGAAATATTGGTGGATTAGGAACTGTAACTAATCGAAAAGATTGCACGATTCTTAGAGGAACCGGAAAAAATGTATCTGCCAATAGAAAGAGCACAGAAAAAGAAATTGAAGGATATTACAGTATTCGGTGTATGCAGAAAGCTTTGAATATCTGCAGGCCGGTATATGATACGATTGTAAGGGAGATGTAAATATGTATATTGTACCGAAAATTGAAGTAAGGGAAGCGGAAGACATTGCAGATTTCGCTACAACAATGGATTCAGACATGAATCAGTATTTCGAAGAAAAGAAAACATTGTTGGAAGATATACCAAGAGGTGAGAATCCCGGAACTGCATATTATTCGTTTTATCCAGCGGTAATAAATCCTAAGCTGTTTTATGCGTATATTTTAGCAATTAAGTATTTTCAAGATGGTACATGTCGATGGAAATTATGTTTAACATCTAGGGAAAATGAAGAGTGCCATATGACATTAGGAATTATGAGGGGAACTGAAGAAGAAGCGAAAGAACGACTTGCAACAATTCTTACTTCTGGAAGTATTAGATGAGGTGATTATATGAGCGAACATTTATTTTTATATAGAATTAAAGATTCTGATGATCGTGATTGTTGTGCTTATGTCGATGCAGCTGGTCCAAAATTTGAATGTAACCACTATTTCAGTTCAATTAATATATGCGGGAGTTGTTATTTTGGTGGGGAGTTCCCTGAGTATGAAGAAATTGAAACAATTCTCACAAAAGATGAATATGAAGAAATTATTTCATTCAATATATTTATCAAAGCATTTGATTATGGCATTACAAAGGGTGACAGTCGATACAGAGCAGGGATCAAACTTATTGATTCTATTAAACATATCTATGATAAATTAAAGTCTGATGAAGCGTTTGCTTTCTTTGAAGATATTCAGAAAAGCGAAATGGAATATTTAAAAGAAGAATACAATTTATCAGATCGTAATATTGAAGAGATATTTAATGAATACGCAGAAGACTTTAGAGATCGCAGTATTGTAAGTTGTGTATACGATAATAGTGAAGAAGCTGGACGCGAAGAAGCTTGGCAGTTAGGATATGTCAAAGATGATGATCCAATTTCTTCTAAATATTTTGACTATGAGAAATTTGGAGAAGACTTAGTTGAGGATGATGAATACTTTATGGAATTATGTGATGGAAGAGTTGTAAGGTTGAGTTATTAAAATTTAATTAAACAAAATGGAGGTGATTTTATGTTGATTTTAACGACAAAATTAAAAAACGCAATTAACAAAAAGAAACCTGGTATGGAGTTTTCATTGCATCAAATTTCTGTAAATGGGAATAAGCGTGGTACCAGTGGATGGATTAAGAATCCAGAAAATAATTCAGTAGTATATGTCAATACAGAAGGAATTAAATGGAACGGTCGACCTAGACAATATATGTACAGGTATGCTGACGATATGAAAGATACTCATGGTTATCATAATAGATGGGCTACCTCATTAGAGGAATTAGTAAATGGAATTACAGAATTACTTTTGTTTCCGGTAAGCGAAGTAAAAGATTGTCGAATATAAAAGAGAGGATGTGGGATTATGCCAGAGCCAGAGAAAAAATTAATTGAAGTTACCGTAGAAAAACGACTTAGAGTATACAAAGAGATTGAGGCTACAGAAGAAGAAATTGAATTTCTTAGACGAGGAGAAAATCCTTTTGAAAGTGAATTTAGTGACGAGGAGATGGAGCATGGCGATATTGAATGGGATTTTGCAGCTGCTGATGAGTACGGTAGAACAATTGTAGGTTGGGATTAATCAAATAGATAAAAGCGAGGAAAGCGAATATGAATAGCGAATTAATAGTAAAAGATGTGGAATTTCATGGAGATATGTTAAGAGCAGCACAGGATCCGGACGGAAAGGTTTGGGTTGGTGTTCGTTGGATGTGTCAGGGTATTGGTTTTGGAGAAGATAAGATCGATAATGAACGGAAGAAAATACAAAAAGATGTTGTTATATCCCAAGGAGTAAAATTTCACTCCTTGGGATCTGGGAATTCAAATACAAAGGTTCTTTGTCTTGATCTTGACTATGTCCCTTTATGGCTAGCAAAAATTGCTATTACACCAACAATGCAGAGAGAAAATCCTGTATTAGTAAATAAACTAATCGATTATCAGTTAAAGGCAAAAGATGTCCTTGCAGCTGCATTCTTAGGAGACAAGAAAACGACAGAAGAAATTGTTCCAGTATATAAACCACAAGGGAATATGATTCAGCTGCAATTTCCGGATATTCAGATGCCTACAATTCCGGATTATTCAAATCGACTCGATGAAATTAATAACAAGATCGATAAATTATATACTGAAATTGGAAAGTTTGCAACAGCAATGATGAATAAGAATGCTGATCCGGTTAAATTAAACAATGCAATACCTGTTAAAAAAGAGGATAAAAAGAAAGTTGTATCACCAACAGAACAGGAATATTACGATTGGAAGAAAAGAACGAATGAATTTGTTGATAAGCTTTCAGAAAGTTCTAAATTTACTGATCGAAATAGTGTTTTAAAATATTTATATGATTATATAAATAAAACATATGGAATTGTATGGGACCAGGAGAAGAGAGAGTACAGAAGAAGACATTCCAATATTTCTAAAGTTTCTACATTTGATGTTATTTATGAAGATGAACAATTGCGTTCAATTTTCGATTGTACTCTGGCAGATATGGCTGAAAAGTATAAAAATACATGCAAAATAGATTTAATTATGCAGCCTCTGATAAAAAAGATAAATGATGAAAGCGCAAATTACACTATAAGTTATCGAAAGGTATATGCAATGCTTAGAAAAACAGATCCTAATATTAATTGGGTAAATCTGAAAAAGAGATATGTTTCTAAACATGGAAGTGCTGGGTATAGTAGAAAAAAGGTCGTTGATAGCAATCCAGAGTTACGTGCGAAATTTGAAAAAGCAGTTAACCTTGTATTAATGGAGGAGGATAAAAAACATGAAGGTGGAAGAAAATAACATTCAAACATTTTGCGGAAAAGATCTCTTTAAATGGGAAAGCTGGGATGAGTTAGATGCCGGGACATTACAGTTCTACGGAGTGGAATTCTGCATTGATTATTTGAAAAAATATAATGGAATGTGTGTGGTTTTAAGTATTGAAGGACAGCTTGATATATTTTCAGCAGATGAATCTGGGAATGATGTGCATGAATGGTCCGGATTTGTAACAAAGATTCCAGGATTTTTAGCAGGCGAAAAAGTTTACAGAGTAGTTCATGAATATGACGATGAATTTAGATTTAATGTAACAGAAACAATAGCTATTTGTACAACAGAACAGAAGGCCGATGAAATTGTCGAAGAGAATAAAAAAGATGGGCTTGATGAAAACGAAAGTTATTGGAGTTTGGTTGAAGAATTGGAGGGATAAAGGTATGCCGGATAATATTTGGTTGTATGGGTTTGATGGATTCAACGGTCTGAAGACAGTTGGTTTTGTTGTGGCTGATACGGACACAGAGGCCGAACATAAAATTTGGCAGATGTATAATGATTTCGGTACTGATGAATATGATTTGGATGATCTGGTTGTATGGCAACCGAAAAATGATGAAAATTATAGGGAAGATTATCCTGATGTAATGGAAATAGTTTATTAGGAAAGGGATTAATAATATGAAAATTATAGATAAAAGAACTGAGAAAAAAGAATATACATTTAAAGATTTAGTGTGCGGAAATGTGTTCGAATATTCAGGAGATATTTATTTAAAGTTAGATACTTCTGGTGAGGATAATAATGCATACAATCTTAATACATGCAAATTTGCAACATTATCAGACGATGCTGTGATGCCAATTGAAACAGAACTCGTAATACGAGATACAAAAAACATGACTGGCCAGAATGACAAAACAGAACTTATTGGAGGTATTATTGATATCTTTGAAGATTTTTTAGATAAAAAGGGTGTGACTTTGGAGCCTCCTAAAAAAAGCTATGAAATGGAATTAGATGGTAGCATGAATGCTAATATTTATGGCACTGATTATGATTCTATTTCAGATTCATTAGAGTCACTTCTACGAAGTTGGAAAGTAATTGAATAAGTAATTTAATTAAACGAGAACACACTCGGAATATACAAGGTTAATACGATTTAATGGTGCTGCCATTATTCCTGGTTACGGATCTGAAATCCGGTCTACCGAACCGGCTTTAAGATCCTCCACCAGGAGAATCGCAGCTCAATATGACTCTGTTAAAGAAATGTGCCAAATTAATTGAGTATATTCAGTCCGGAGTATAACGGAATGCAAATAAGATATTTAAGATTTAATAATGCAGGCTAAGATAGATGTCTTCTTCAGGAACCTCTGGGTATCCCCAGCACTTCCTGAAGATTACATCTCCAGTAACCTGCATTATATGAAACAATTATAGAAATATACCGTAAGTATTGAGTTTGCATAATAAATTAATTTAGGAGCATACCAAGTATAAGCAAGATATATTCTATTTAATGAAGCGGCACATGACGATGACCCAATTCTGTCAGATATCTCTGAAGAAATGCGTCATCGCATTCCGCCTAATATTGATCCATTAAAGAAATATGCCACATATGTAGAGCTTATACAAAAAATCACAAGACAGTGAAATATTAACAAAGCATTTTAATTTTAATCATGGAGGCAAATATTGGAGGAGGCTGCCGGATTTATCAGTCCGGCTGCCACCTCCCTTGCCTCCATAATATGAAACAATTATAGAAATGTCTTAAAAATGTTGAGTTAATATAAAAAAAATCGTAAGGTAACGAGTATCAATAAGACATTTAATTTAATTTCAGAAACAACCACCTGAGGCAATAAATTGCCTCACGGCTTGCTCTGGAGATATGAAATGATTATAGTGATACCTCAGAAATGTTGAATTGATATAAAACCACAAGGCAGTGAATATTAACAAGGTATTTAAAATTTAATAAGAAGGTGATGAACTGGAGGAAATCCAGCCCCTAACGGAGCTGGATATCCTCCGGATAACCTTCATATATGAAACCATTAAAGGAATGTCTCAGAAATACAGAGTTAATATAAAATAAAATGAAAGGAAGTAGATAGAATGAGTATTTATGGAGATTTCTTATCCAATTTTAGCAGTGAAAACAAAAGATGGAAAGCAGATTTAAAGAATAAAACATTAATTTGTGAAGATAAAAAATATATAGAATCTTCTATGTATGATATTCGTCACGATTTAATCGTGATTGACGGAATTAACTCTGATACATCAAGAAAGAAATGTAATGAAATATGTTTTGAGATCATTGAAAATCTGTATCACAAATACAAATATTCCATTCCAAGTGAAAGAAGCGAAAAATACAGACAAAGAGAATATTTTCGTGCATTAAAGCCAGACGAAATGACGGATGAACAGTTAGTTACTGGTGAAGACCGAAATTATGCAAGAGCTGCGCTTGAAGCATTCATTCTTTGTGCCTCTTTGGCAGGATATTTGACTTGGGACGAAGAGCAGATGGGCAGTCATTGGTTCTATCAGGGAAAGGATAAAGATTTAATTATACTGAAGAAGTGGATCAAATGTTAGGAGGAACGAAAAATGATTAAAAATCCAAAAATTGGGCAGGAAGTATGGTTTTTCGAACCGTGGGCAGAGGACATCCATAGTGCAAAAATCACGGCGCTTGGCGAAACAGAGGTTTCTGCCAGAAACCCGGAGAAGTATCCATACGCAGATATACATTGGGATGACGGCGGAGACAGCAGCTGTCTGCTGAAAGATTTGTATGCTTCGCGAGAAGAACTTCAAAACAAATTAAAAAAAGAAGAAAGAAAAAAGATTGCCGAAATCAAGGATAGTATCAAAGATGCCGGTGACCTGGTGAGGTTTATGTATGACCACTGCGTGGCCTGTGCGGAAGAGTATACTGACTGGACAGCGAGAAGAGCCGTGAAGGAAATAGCGAAAGAGATGCTTGGGTTGAAATTAGAATAATGAGGTAATTAATTACAGCAAATAGAATTTTGAAATTAAATTAAAAGGAGAATGTAGATTATGAATTGGAATTATGGTAATACCCCAGAATTATATAAGGAAGTAGAAATTCTTTTAAAAAATGGAACTACCAAAAAAGACATGATGATCAAAGGTAAATATGGCAATTATGAATGGCGTAATTATACAGATAGCGCTGTACTTGGTTGGAGAGAAATTACAGAAAATAAAACAAATACAAAGGAGAATAAAACTATGAAAAAATCAAGAGAGAACAGAATGGAAGCATTAAAGGCAGCAAACATTGAAACAGGAAAATACTTCAGCGTAACATTACCGGAAGGTTTAAAACCTGGCAGTACAATTAATGTAACAATCAGCGAAGATGGAAGTCCTGTCATTGTAAATCCGGAGAAGAAAAGAATTAATTCAGAAGAGGAGTCTTTCTTATCTCAGATTTATGAAGATGGATATGTAAGAAATACTCGTCTTCATAGAAGATGGGTTATGGCACAAATGTTTAGAATGCTGAATTACAAGAGTTATTATACAGGTAAATCTGGATATGACGCATATTTAAACGATCACTATGGATATCAGTATCAGTTTGAAATGATGTTAGAAGAAATTCGAGTATTAGCTGAACTACAGGATAGGGATCCAGAAGCTTTTGCTGAAAGGTCAAGATTCTTTATTCCGGATGTTGTTTCTGCTACATGTAATGATTATATAAATAAACTTGAGATTTATGTTAATAAACTTCCGATGCATAAATGTAAAGGTGTTCCTTATAAGAAGGTTTTTGGTAGAAATATATTTGTTGAAGATCTTAACAAATATGTATATTATCCACAGAAAAGCAACTTTGCAGATGTAAAACGAGTAGTTATTAACATCAGAAATCACTCAATGACATTTTCATATAAAGATTTATATAGAGTATTAAGAAAGTTCTGTGCCAATATGTATAGACTGCCTAATGAAACTCCTAAATGTAGAGAATGGAAAGATGCATTCAAGGGAGAAGGTTCTTATTATACACTTATGAATTTAATTAAGTTTCATGGATGCAGAGTTCCTGGTGTTAAAGGCAATATGATGTCTTTGAATGATTCTCTTGCAGATGTAGAAAGTGCAGTAGAGCAGTATAGAGGTTTGTACTATAAATTATTCGCTTATATGAAACGCGTTATTGAAGCAAATAATTTTGATTTCAATAAGAGGATGAAAGAGCTGTATCCTAAAAAATCTGTATAAATCGAAAATATGTTCGATTAAATATTGACCTCAGCCTCTCAGTATGGTATAACAATAATATCAAAAAACAGAACGAACGTTCGCATATACTGGGAGGCTAGGATAACATGAAGAAGATAAGCGTAATTATTATACATAGCAATAAAAGGGCAGAGGTGATTGAGTGTTTAAATATTAGTGATGCAACAGAATATATGAAACAGCGATACGTAGATGAAATTCGAAAAGCACCGTTTTATGATTATGAGCATTCATTTATATCCAGAAGTTTTAAGTATGCTCAAGTATCTGCTGGTGTATTCGGAGTAAAAATGTGGGTCTGCTGTAATAGCAGATATTATAAACGAAAGGCAGGTAAGTGGAATGGAAAACGTAAAAGATACAAAAGAAGCAAGAGAAAGAGCGGATCTTATCAATAAAATAAACAATAGAGCATATGAGCTGGGAATTATGTATGGTTCCCGGCTCAATCATACTATGGATATTGATTATGCCACACAGGTATTTAATATTGATTTAGAGGCTTGGTTGGATTCTGCTGATACTGATTTTATGCATGACTATGTAGGAATCTATAGAAACATTGATCGTGATGCAATTTCTTTAAAACATTCTGCTAGCCAAAATGATTTTGGGAGATTTGTTCCACGATTTGCAAAAAGAAAAAACGAAAATAATTTAATTAAAGATTGTTATGAATCATATAAACTATTGAAATTAGAAAAGAAAATTCATGAGTCTGCAATTTTATTTCAGATAGTGGCTCTTATTCTTGCAGAAATGCGGTGTCAATATAAAGACGGAATTAAGGTAAAACGCCAGGGAGATGATGCTGATGATGAAATTTTATGTCCGGAATGTGGTTATTCATTAGCTAGAAATGATGAGAAAGAAGAGTTACGGCCTAAACATTGTCCGGAATGTGGAACAAAGTTGATTTATTGACGGAGAATATGGGAGTAGAAAATTATGACAAATAAACAGTATGAAAATGGAGAGCATTTGAATATACATAATGCTACAAAAGAACAGTTAAAGCTTATGGTGAAGGACAGAGATGAGACGATAAAGAGGTTACAAAAAGAATTGAATGAAAAACAGGCAGCGTTAAATGAAGCGATAGAAATGCTAAAGAATTGTATTTGAAACAAAAGTTTCAGGTTGAAAATGGAGGAAATATAATGAAGCGTGATTTAGTAGATGAATTATATAAAACGGCGTATAAACGATATAGAGAAAAATATCCAAACAAAGATTTTGCATCTATTCCAAATTTTTTAGATTCACTTTGGTTTAGTATTGAAGGTGAACTTAATAGAAATGGATATAATGCTGCAAAGAAATATGTCGAAGAAGCAGAGTTAATTATATTAAAGTAAATGAAACGATGATTTACTGACAGAAAGTGAGGAAAAATATTATGAAGACGAATACATTAATGCCTGTTATTAAAGCAATATTAAATGATGAAGAATTTTTATGTGGTGGAATTTTTACTAAAGAAAAACAATATGCGAAAAAATATGATTTGACAATGGAAGAAATAGGAAATATTCAGACCTGTTTATATTATGCATTACATATCAAAGATGAATGTTATAACGAGAGAATTAATCATCTGTGTGATTGAGAGGTGGAAATTAAATGAAAATATATGTATTAGAAGAATACAACACAGGGCGCGTTGCTTGCATATCAGAAGATATTAACATGATAAGAAAGAAAATGTGTGACAAAACTTATTTTGATCCACAATATAATGATTACCCAATTTTAACAATCTGGGAAAATGGAGATAGCATTGAGAAAATAGAAGGCGGTAATGTATTGAAGAAAATTGCAGAAGAAATTAACAAATTATAATATAAAAGAAGAATTGGAGGAAATTATGAGAAGTATTTCAAGTGCGATAATCAGTTTTGTAATTTTTTATATAGGGCTTTGTTCACCAAAAGATGAAAGAAAACAGTGTATGACTAGAGGATGTCTATTCTACTTATCATTTATAATGCTGATAATAGCATTCACATTGATGATTTTAGGACTTTGATGAAATGATGATTTCAGATTGAGAAAGGTGAAATATATGGAATTTTATCCAACAAATGAATATAGAGAAGTTACTTTACAAGTAGGTCTTAATTCTGTCCAATTAGGAAATACAGATAAATTATTTTCTGATGGATTAGAAGAAGATGAATATATTTATTTTGATGATAGTAAAGGATTTTGTTACGAAGATGGATGTGTTATTGGTGGAACTTATGATCAGACATTAAAAGTATTATATTCACAATGGGGATTTGATCATAAGTTTTATGTAAAAAGAACAGAGGCGAAAAAAATTAAATTGGAACTCACACAAGAAGAAATAAGTATTTTATCAAATGGATTGATTTGCTTAATTGATAATGCTTACAAAGCAGAAAAATTAACATGTGAAACATCTATAATTAAAGCATTGGATGAATCAGTGAAAATATATCATAAACTTAATCAGAAAATTTGTAATTCAGTATCAAAAATGGAGTGATAATATGACACATTGTTGGTTATGCGGAGCAAGTGAAATTAAGTCACCTAATTCAAAATATACTTATTATGGCAAGATATTAGGGAAAAGAGTACAGAAAACAATTCGAGTTTGTAATTGCTGCAGTGCTATGAGGGCTGATGAAGATATAAGAGAAGAAGTTGCGGAAATATTCGGATGGGATTATAACGAGGAGGATGATTAGATGTGGAAAACTGGATGTTTTGGAGTATATATAATGGAATTGAAAGACTGAATTTATTAAAATGGAGGTATGATATATGGGACACGTTAATATTTTTAAAACAAAATCAAAAGAAGAATTAGTAAAATTGTATGGTGAATTTCTTAAAGTAGAAGAAACTGGATTTTTTGATCCTGAGACAGATTTGGGTGGAATCAGAGAAATTTACAGCTGTGATTTTGGAGCAAATACGACATGGATGTTGCAAATAGAATTAACTCATGCAATTTCTGATTTGTGGTACGAAGAAAATAAATAAATTTCGACTTTCATTTTGTGAGAAAGATGGTGTTACAAATGGCAAAAGTAAAAGACACAGGGTATAGAATGATTATAGAAAATCATGGTGGAAGATGGATGTTTGTTAATGATGATATTTATAGTTTTATGGAATGTTCAGGTTGTAAAGAGCAGGTTTTAATTAAAGATGTTGAAAAGTATTGTCCTAATTGCGGAGCAAAATTAGAAGGTGTGGGAGATTAATATGGAAAAATTAAAGCAAGGTGTGTGAATTTGGAATAACTGTCAATGATTTGTTGTGAGGAGAAATTTTATGTATGATCGTAACGAAATCAAAGAAATAATTGACGAAATTGTGTTTCTGAAAAAATATACATTATTTGACAAGCAGGAATATGATGAAAAAGCAAAAGTTATAGAAGAATTAAAGTCGGATTTATACAATGCGTTTGGAATAGATGAATAAACAACATATTGATTCATTAGATGACTTTATGTATTGTGAGCAAAAAGAAATATGAAGAAAATTTTTCATTTATTATGATGAATTTTATGAACGGTAAATTATAAATTTTTGATTGGATGTGAAAAGATGATTAGAGTAACAGGAGAAAAACAGAAATCTGAAATTGCTTATGCAATTCAAAAATATAACAAATCTACTATTTATTCTTATGGTGACTTCTGTCCAAGTTATCTGGATACTTATATGACGTATGATACAGAGTGCGATCCTATAAGTTTCTGTAAGTTTGTGATGGAAAATTTAGAAGAAAAAGTAAGAGATAACGAAGGATTACCTATTCCAATGATTGTGATTTATACAAATTTAGATGATTTGGTTAAGATTACCGTCATTGAAAATTATATAAAAGAAATGGAAAATGAAAAATTAGTCGGAAATGTAGTATTTATGACACGATAAAAAAATTGCTTTCATTGTAAAGGATGTAAATAATATGACGTATGAAGAAACACAAAAAATCAAACATTTACGAAAAGTGACTTCTGTTATGGTTGAGGAATCATCAAATGGAATTGAATGTACTAAAAATAGATTTGGAAACAGAACTATGGATGGCTGTAAAAATGTAACTTTTGAAAAGATTGAGTTATCGAAAATTGACAATGATATTCATCATATAAGAAAAGAATATTATGGTAGAAATCTATGGGTAGTGTTATGAGATTGAATTGCTTTTAAGGAGGTAAAAGTATGAACAAGTATTCTTTAAGTATTAAATGGAAATTTAATGAGGAATTTGAATCATGGAACATGATTATTATATCTGACGATAGTAAAGAACATGTTACAGAAGTAATTAAAAATTATCAGAAAACAAACAATGTGGAGTTTGAATCACCAGTAGACCTTATGGATGCTATTTGTGATGAATACGGATGGCAGTGGGAAGATTTTTATTATGATATCGAGATTGTTTCGGATTAAGAAAGAATGAGGTGTATGTTATGGAACAATTGCTTAAATATGTAGAAGAATTGAATACAAACACTCCGGATGGTCAAATTGTTGATGCTGACACTATTTTAAAAGATATAATGGACGAGCAGGATTTTGAAATATCTGGTATGGCTCAAGACATATTCAATATTTATCATAAAAGTAGTGACAAACAAGCGGTAAAAGAAATGTTCTTTGAATTTACTGGTATGGAATTTGATCAGTATTTGATGAAATGTAGCAGAGAAATTACACGGAAATAAGATTTTTGATTTATAGAGGGACTAAAAAGAGGTAGCTAAGAGCTGCCTCTTTTTATTGCAAAAATATAATACGATAACAATATAATAACATAGGAGCTGATGAAATGAAAGCAGTAAGAGAAAAATTTTTAACAGTAGTAGAGGCTGAAAAGGTAACTGGAGTTCATTATACTGTAAATCATTCAGGGAAAATGGAAGGAATGCAGAGTTTATCAACTAGCTGCTTGTGTAATGAATATTGCAAGAATCGATCAAGCAATTCTGAACTGGTGTGTTCACATTGTTATGCACAAAGACAAATGAAAAGGTATAAAAATTTGAATGCATGCCTGGAGCGAAATACAGAGATTTTAACTAGCAGAATATTAAAGGAAGCAGAGATTCCAATGATCAATGCTTCCTTTTTTAGATTCGAGAGTTTTGGTGATTTAATTAATGTTACACAAGTTATTAATTACTTTAATATTTGTAAGAGAAACAAGCATGTACACTTTGCTTTATGGACAAAAAATCCTTGGATTATCGAAGAAGCGTTAGAGACCAGCGAAAAAAAGCCAAGTAACTTACAGATTATATATAGTAGCCCTTGTATTAATGATCAAGCAGATCCTGGATATGATTTTATTGATAAGATCTTTACAGTATATGATAAAGATTATATCAACGCGCGCGATGTAAATATTAATTGTGGAGCAAAGAGTTGCCTTACATGCCATAAATGTTATGTAAAAAGTAAAATAAAATATATCAATGAAAAACTGAAATAAAATTTAATTATACATGATTAATAAAATATTGAAAACGTAAAAGAGGAGTGGTATAATGAAAACAGCAATTGGTTATAAGCTTTTTAGGGTGTCTAAAAAATATCCGGGGAAATTATTTCCTCTGTATGTAAATGCAAATACGAATATTCCAATTGGAGAATGGATTAGTGCAGAACCAGGAGAAAGATTAGAAAATGGAAAAGTAAAAAGTAAACTTGGGCCATTGAGATATCGTCCTGGCTTCCATATTAATGATGTAGCTCCGTATGTCTCACATATAGGGCAAAAGGTAAATGGCAAGATTACTTATATGCGGCCGGATACTGTATGGGCTATGGTTGAATATTGTATTGATCATGATTACTGTGAAGAAGCAGAAGCAAATGGGATTTCTGAATCTGGAAAATTTAATTATATAAAAGCTGACTTAGATTATATTCCAAAACATGGATTTTACCGGTATAAAACGTCTCCTGTAATGACTGGAGAATGGATCATTGCCGGAGAAATGAAAGTAATCAAGATATTAAGCGATCAGGAAGTCAAAGAAATTTGTGATTCATGTGGATCAGATTATTTACCTCGAAAAAAAACAATTAATTTATCAGAATTTGGATTTGCAGCATAAGGAGGAAGTATTAAAATGTCTAAAAAGAAACGAAGCACTATATCAAATTTTATATGCCCAGAATGTGGACTTGAGTTCCCTATCCCAAGAAAAATTGG